ATGAGATAAGCCCTGCGGTTGAAGCTGTCGAAGGTGTAGATGCTGTTGAAGGTGTCGAGGCTGTCGAAGGTGTAGCTGAAGTCATACATAGTGCTGACGCAGAACAACCATCGGAGTTAGAAGATGGACAGCTCTGGAGAGAAACTACGGCTGCTGTTACAGGTGAGCGTGATGTGGAAGACTACCAAGGTATTGACCAAAGCAAGCTAGTACCATTATTGGTTGCTACTATACAAGAACTTGAGGCTCGAATTGCTTCGCTTGAGGCATAACCACTAGGGATGTAATTATGAAACGACCAGACATAAAAAAGAGTAACGTGCGGCAGATGCTTAAAATGATGATTGTTCGTGTACCGTTGACGGCTGATTTTGATGCTCTGCCGGACGATACTCAAAAAAGCCTCATGAGCGCAGATATTAAACTTATTGGTTTGCTAGGTGGCACTACTGTATATTCAGGCAAAGTGCTTGTTCTCATTTTAACAAAACTATCAAAAAAAGAGATCACAGCGCTGTTCTCTGAGCATGGTTTAAAATGGACTGTTCTAGCGACAGAGGGCAAAAAAGTTAGTCAGACTCAGATTTTGAAATTTATGGCTGCTGATGTTGTTCAGAAGATTTCAACTGATAAAAACGGCAGTGAGTTGATCACCGATACATCAACACCTGTTTCTGATGTGACTGGCAGATTGCAGGTCGTCAGCGGTCATTCGTGGATTTATTGAGGATAAGCAATGTCGATTACAGAGCAACCGATTGGAGAGGTATCAGCACCGACAGATTTAACTGAGGCAACTGAGGTCGCGACATCGACACCCGTCAATCTAACGGAACAGGCCACTGGTAGTGTTGCGATACCAAGCACGATTACGCCTGAATCTATACCAACGACAAATCCGAGTGGCGCAATTATTGGCTACAACAACGTGTTGCTCTCAGCGACAATTACAGGAGATACAACAACGCCTGAGAGCGCTTTAACAAAAAACACTTGGGAAAGGTGGCGACCCACAGCAACGACTGTTACAGCGCGTTTCAGGGTGGGTAACGTTGATACAGACATCAATTATATAGCTATTGCTGCACACAACCTTATTGGCGAAACAATCACCGTTAAAACGGACACTGTTGAGGGTACTGCTATCGGCTCAATGGATTTGGTTGAAACTATTACGCCAACGAGCAATCAGCCTATTTTTCTAACATTTAGTACAAGAACAATACGAGAGGTTGCTATAACGGCAACCTTTTCCTCGCAAACGGAAATAGGGGTCATTTACGCAGGGATCTATATGCAAATGCCTGTAGCCGTTTACGGTGGTCATACACCAATGACATTAAGCCAGGATACTGACTACAGGGATATTCAAAGCGACACTGGGCAATTTTTAGGTAGGTCGATTGTAAGGCAGGGGTTGAATGGTAATTTTTCATGGCAATACATTGAGCCAGATTGGTACAGAGATACTTTTCAGCCTTTTGTTATTGCAGCGAGAACATCACCTTTTTTCATTAAATGGCGACCAGATTATTACGAAGATGAAATTGCTTTTGGTTATTCAACAAAGGATTTTAAACCTACAAATATGGGTGGCGGTCACAGGCTTATGTCTGTGTCAATGTCGATGCGAGGTCACTCTGACGCATGAGCTTTAATACTAAAAAAAACCAGTACGGCAGGGAGCATATTTACATTGTTGAAATGGATATGGATCACTGTGCCAACACTCACGCGGCTTCGCCATGTATGGCAGGCAGGCGGTCACTGGTAACGACAATTGTTGCCGTTGATGATTTTGCTGAGGGCGATAAAATACGGGGTGATGACACTGAGGCTGAGGCTATAATAACATTGATAGAGGGGACGAGTCCCGTATATACATTTACCTACACCATTACAAATGGAATTGATTTTAAAAGTGGCGGCTATGAGACTATCAGAAATATATCAACCGATAAAACAGGCGTATGTTCTAAAAACACGAGTTCACCTGTTATAGACGTTGTTGTTGGGTCGCAATGCTATAATACGTTGACATCATGCCAGTCAGCGGCAAATTACAACAACACTACTGAATCATCAGCGGCAACAATAAACGCATCAGCAACAGGCACTCCCGTTGTAGGAACTTTTACACGAACGTCTGGCTCTTTTTTGAGCGATGGCTTTGTTGTAGGCGATAAAATCACAACGTCTGGCTTTGGCACAAATGATGAAAACAACTCAACATTTATTATAGATGCGCTGACAGCGACAGTTATCACTGTAGTTGATCCTCAGAACATGGTCACTGAGTCTGGGATAGGCTATGAGGTTGTGTCAAAAAAGGTTATTAAAACATTCTCATTTTGCGAATCCCGTTCACCCTATCCAACTGGAATGACGGTTGCAGCAGGTGATCCAGATGTGATCCCTTCACTCAAATCCGTCAACATTTCTGCCGCAAAAATAGATATTAAGGGCGGTCTTGGTGTTCGCTCAAATGTAGGTCTGACATTTAAAGATCATCCGTCATCAGACATTAATATGGACGATCACCTGTCGACTAGGTTGCAGGACGCATATTCCACAGGGACTTTTTGGACTAAATTTAAAGCGCGTTACGCGAATTATGAACACAGGGCGTTGCGTGTAAAATCCGGTTACATTGACAATGGTGGTGAATATAATGATCTCAATTTTGAAGCGCGGCATTATGTAATTGATAGAATAGATGTGTCAAAAGGCAGCGCGTCTGTTGTCGGTAAAGATCCGTTGAAATTGGTGGGTAGCAAAAAAGCGCAAGCGCCATCTGTTCGCAAGGGATTGACCGACGGCTCAATCACATCAGGCGCTAACAGCAGCTTTGATGTTGGTAGTGGCGAGGGCGCAGAATACGGAGCAGATGGATGGGTTTTGCTTGATTCTGAGGTCATAAAATATGAGAGAACCAATGATACATTCGACATAATAGAACGAGGAGCATACAACACTACGCAGGCGGCTCATTCATCAGGTGTGACGGTACACGAGTGTCTTGTTTATGAACGGGAAACAGTTGATAAGATCGTTTATGATTTATTGGTAAATTATACAAATATAGATCCAACATTTATTTCTGTTGCTTCGTGGGCATCTGAGATCGAAAATTTCTTAACAGGAAACTTATCTGGGATAATTGTAAAACCCTACGATGTAAAAAAACTGCTAATTGAATTATCCGAAAATAAGGCACATTACCTTTGGTGGGACGAGGTAACTGCAAAAATACAATTGACAGCATTACGACCACCGCCTGACTCAGCAAATACGCTAAACATGGACGAGCATTTAATCAAGGGTTCGGTTTCAATTAAAGACAACCCACAAATGAGAGTATCCACAGTTTTTGTTAATTTTGGGCAGTATAATCCCACGTTAAAATTGGACGATGTGGGCAACTACCGTCAGTCAGTTGCGCGTGTTGATGCGGATTCAATTGCCAAATATGGATCAAATCAAATCAGAGTCATCAATTCTCGTTGGTTGTCTAATACGTCAAAAGTTGGCGCTCTCCAGATCGCCACAACATTGGGAAGACGATTCTCTAACCAACCCCGTGTCATCGACTTTTCACTTGACGCAAAGGACGGGGGTAGCGAGGGCGTGTGGGTTGGTCAAAGCAAGTCCATAAACCATCGCGATGTAGTTGATTTCTCCGGTATGCCATTGGATGTAGTGTATCAAATCATCAGCGCCAAGGAGCATAGGGATACCTATAAATATACTGCGCTGGAGTACACCTACGGAGGAGAATTAACAGATGACGAGGCAAGTGAGGCAGAGGGATACAAGCCTAAACGCATATCCGTTAGTTGCCAAAATTTAAACCTACGGACACTTTGGGATGAAACATATACATTAGCTGATAACGATAAGGCAAAATTTATTGTCGAACCAAATGTTGTAATAGGCTCAACCTCATTATCAGCGGCTTGTGATACAGGCACATGGACAGATAAAACGGGCGTAACAGTGACTATCATCATTCAATCGGGCGCTTTCATTGTCGGCAAGGGTGGTGATGGTGGATCTAGCGCTGTGGCAGGTGGTGATGGCGGTCTTGCGTTAAAATTGGCGCATGACGTTTTATTAACCAATAGCGGTGTTATCGGTGGTGGTGGCGGTGGCGGTGGTGGTGGCATAACTACGTCATTGAGTGGATGGGCAGGCGGTGGCGGTGGAGCAGGAAATTCAGCAGGATTAAAAAACATCACTTGGGCGGCTATAAGCGGAACGTTGCTTTCAGATTCTGAGGACGGCACAAAAACATCGGGAGGTGGTGGCGGTGGAGTGCGAACAACATCTTGGTGGGATGATATTGCAAGAGGCGGAGCAGGCGGTGGATTGGGTAATGATGGAAACGATGGTTTTTCTGAATTTAGTCTATCAACATCAGGCGGTAATGGTGGTGACGCAATTGACAGGGACGGGCATAGTTGGGTAGCAACAACATCATTGGGCGATGTGCGTGGGGACGAGATTGCATGATAGATAATTATATAATGCTATACATAACATCGGGTGTGTGTATATTTTTGCTAACGTGGGTACTATTTATTATAATTATGAGAGTAAAAGGTTATCCCAAACCTTTTGTTTATTTATTTTTACCCATCGGCATAATTGGTTGGCTGCTCGATGTGATATGGAATGTTTTTTGGGCAACGCTAATTTTTTGGCAGTTGCCTGACATAAAACGGGGTATGAGGCTGCACGATGTGACGCTTTCTCACAGGTTGAGACAGATAATCAGGTGCGATACAAAAATAACGCCAGACATGTTGCGCTATAAGATAGCGGATAAAATTTGTGAAATCTTTATAGAGCCTCATGATTGCAGCCATTGTGGCAGAAATAAGGATAAAAAATAATGACTAATTACAGTGGAAGCGATCGAAGGGAGCGACATTGGCATTTGTCAAAGGAGGTTACGGTCAGCACTCTCATTGCATTAACATTGGCGTTCATATCAGGCGTTACTGGTTACACAAATCTTCGAGCAGATGTTGAGAAATTGCAGGGGGAGGTAGCCGATTCAACGCGAGACAGAATCCACAAAACAACTGTAGAGCAAATGTTTGAAAATAAAGACATTCAGATACAGGCGGTTAAAGCTGACGTTGAGCAACTTCAGGAACAGACTAATAAAATAGACGAGAAAATTGATAAAAACGCGGAGTTGCTTTTGGAAATAATCCGAAATATGCCGAGAAAGGACAGCTAATGGAAAGAATACAACACTTTGCAAACTACTCATCATGGAATAATTACATTGCTCGATTTATGGGTGAGGCTAGTCGAACCACGATAAATGGATCAATTTCAATTCAATCCAGTGATAGGGTGTTAGCGGAATGGGTAGATAAAGGAGGTTATGTATCAGAGGCTCGCAGTAGAAAAAGGCTCTGGGATAAATTAATTCAACGAGGTAACTGGTGATGATGATAAAAGATGCTGACGGAAAGGTTTGTGGCGCAAAAACAGCGTACATGGCAACGCTTGCGGTGGTTCTTTTTAAGATGGCAACAAGTGGAATTATTTACGGTGGGATTGTTTTTGGTGTTGCTGACTTTTCTGGTATGTCGTTAATATTGGGCGCAACCGCTGCCACATATTATGGCAGGTCACATACAAAAGCCAATGTTTAATACTATTAAAATGTATATATACGCTGCTATTGGCGTGTTAATTTCTGGCGCATTAATAATGCTGAAAATTCTGACTTTTCAAAACAAGAAGTTAAGGGAGGAAAACAAGGGACATGAAAAGCGCGAGGAAATAAGGGAAGACATTTCTGCTGATAAAAAAAAGATAGAGGAGGCGCGAGATGAGGGTATTAGCGATAATGACGGCTCTGATTACGACAATTACATCTAACGGGTGCGTTGACAGGTATCGCGTTATACACGAGCCTCTAGAATTAGGTGGCCAGTGCATATTCGAGAAATTGACTGAAGATGAAAAAAGTTTGATGTCGGAAAGCACTAAACGCAAACTGGGGAGAAATTATAAAGGCTGCTTTATCAGGCACAAATCAAATCGCGATCTTGTCGAATCACACAACGAACTGCACAAATGATGTTTAAGCATTACAGTGATTATAAAAGCGAATGGCATTGGGAGAATTTTACTCCAAAGGAATTATCCTGTAAATGCTGCGGTGAATATTGGCACGACCCCTACTCATTAGATCTGTTACAGAAAACCAGAAACTTATTGGGCAGACCACTGTCACCGACATCAGCGCACAGGTGTAGATCTCACAATTCGTCAGTAGGCGGCAAATTAAAAAGTCAGCATTTAAAAATAGCATTTGATCTGCCGATACCAAGCGGCATGGATAGAGCAGATTTCCTAATCATCCTCGCTAGTTCTGGGTGGACAACCTATGGAATGTATGCGTCATTCGTTCATGTTGACAGGCGGAGTTATAAAAAATGGTATGGTTGCAAAAAAGAAATATGGGGTAACGCCTACAATAAAGCAATGGCTGAATTGCATGACAATTCACTTGAGTGATGGCAATACCTGATAACCACTAAACAAAAGAGAATCCGACTATTTCAGGGTATTTTCTCCCCGTTAGCACCTTAATCTGGTCGGGTTCTCTTATTTTTCCTTTCTTGCCAAAGCGCACCATTTCTTCAGTCGATAACAATGAGTCGTTAACGTCTGCTCTTTCCTTTATCCACTGAACTGCTTTCTTTCTGGCAAAGCCCTGATGGTCTAAGCAGATCCACTCAGAGAACGACTGCAAATTACCTGAGAAGTAACTCACCTTCATACTCGATGGCTTTCCTGGTTTGTTATGTATGTCATAAGTAACGCCAGTGACATCAAACCACTCTTCGCGCTTCTCACGTTCGCTTGACAGGATAGCAAGTCGTGCTGCCTCCTGTTGGATTTTAGGTAACGTGCTGATATCAAACTTGTCACCACAATTGGGGCATATACGAGTCGCAGCAAAACACATGAACTCACAGGAGGGGCATCGCTTTAACACTGGCTCACCCTTCTTTCCTTTGCGCCTACCACCCATCTCCAACTGTCTCTCAACTATCTCGTCCACTGCTCCGTGATTTAAAATGTTCTCACCGAAATCAAGTACCAAGCAATCGCTCTTACCTTCGCATAAACGCATACCTCTACCACAAATCTGTAGGTACAGGGATGCCGATTGAGTAGAGCGCATCAAGGCAATCATATCTACCTGCTCAACATCAAATCCAGTGGTTAGGATATTCACTGATACAATGCATCGGTATTCATAGTTTTTGAAACCCCCGATTGCTTTTTCTCTTTCGTTCGGGGGTAGCTCACCATGCACTGCTATGGTTGGTATACCTCGTTCGTTTAACTTCTCAGCAACCTCATTGCAATGCTTTACTGAGGCGCAGAACACCATCCATGACTTACGTTCTTTTCCAAGTTCGATGACTTCCGAGAGCGCCAAATCGGTGGTCGAGTTTTCCGCAAACGCCTTTTCAACATCTGCCGTCCGATATTCCCCGTTCTGTGTGGTGAGTTTACTGGTTTCAATGTGTGCGATTCCTTCTTTAGCAGTGAGTGGAGTAAGGAAGTGCTGCTCTATCAATTCTTTGATAGTGATGTGACATGATAACCCATCGAACAACGCACCGTCACCTGCTATTAACGAACCGCCATCCAACCTGAATGGTGATGCAGTAAGCCCAATGATTTTCATCTTTGGATTAACCATCAGTAGATTATCAATAAACGTCTTGTACATACCCGTTCCCTTCTTCGGGATCAGATGTGCCTCATCCACCATCAGCAAATCAAACTTATCAAAGTCGAATGCTTTCTTGTAGATAGATTGAATGCCCGCAAACATTATCTGAGCATCGTCACGCCTCTTTAATCCGGCACTGTACACACCAGAAGGGGCGTCATGCCAAATGCCATGAAACCGCTCATGGTTCTGCTCTATCAACTCCTTTACATGGGTGACACAGAGTATTCTTGCAGTGGGATATGCTTTGATGGTTTCCTTGATAAAAAATGCTTGAATAACTGACTTACCAGAGCCAGTTCCGGCAACTATAATAGGGTGACTGCCTTTTTTTTCACGCCAGTAACCATCGAGCGAGTCGATGGCTCTGCGTTGGTAGTTACGGAGTTTCATAACCATCCCTATGCAATCTCTTGCTGCAAATATAACCGTCACCAAAGCCATTAACGAACTGCTCGTCAGTGCCTTTCACCTCAAAAACTATCGACTCATTTGTACCATCGATTGGGGTTGCCCATGTGTCGATAAGACTTGGCAAATATAGGTGGTTACCACATCCACTTTTTTGGTCAGTGTCTGATAAAGCTATAGTCTTGTTGTCCTCATCGTGCCACTTACATGAGCATTCCCACTTACCATCTTTAACTGGCGTACTGAATACACAGGTACGGCAATTTGCTTCAGGGAATTTCTTCTGATGGCACACGCCATAATAATCGCAGAATTTGCATTCGTACCATTGGGCTGATGCCTGTGGCATTGGTGGAGGGCATATATCAGAGAAGATAATATGCTCTGCTTTTTCCATTGTTTCTTCAAATATATCAGGATCAAAACGAATGCGCTCACAATACAAGTCATCATTGTTTTTGTTGACTGCCATATATAAAGCGCGTTTGATATGGAACTTAGCACCCCATTTACGCCCAGACAACCCCATATAGGTATTCATCTGGATGAAATGCTCATGCTTTGACTCTTTAACACCCTTTGACACCAAGTCATTAAACGACTTCTCGCTATGGGTTTTCATTTCAACGATATGGGGCGATTTCGGTGCTTCGGGAACACCCGATGCTATTATACCATCGGCAGAACCACCGAAATGCCCTTTACAGTCCTCAAAACGCCACTGGTTGCCATCGGCATCAAATTCCATGACGTTACACCCAATGGAGTTTAAATCGGCTACAAAGCGCTCCTCTTCAGTATGCCCCCTGTTGAATAGCTTCAACACCCTTCCTGGAAAGGATGGTGTCTTAGCCCATCTGAATGAATAATACAGTTGCCGCTCACATTTACGCCCAATGATTGATGCGCCTAAGTGCGGTCTAAATTCGTTATCAGCATTATCTTCCCATGCTTTGAAGATAAGTTTTCTTGTTAGGTTTTCGGTTTCCAAGTTGCCCATCACTCACCGTCCTTTTCACAAACGATAGTGATATTTGCTGTTGCGTGATCAACGATAATGGCTTTTTGTACGCCCAATCCTGAGTTCTCACAGGTTGGCTTGGTGTCGTTGATGGTTTTTAATTCAATGTATATGGTTATCGTCATTAGGAACGTGGCGAATGCCATGATAAATATTGCTGCTTTCATAAAAAGCTCCTTTTTAATTCAGCGATATATTTTTTATTGATTTGGTACTGCTCTTCGCTGATTGGGTTGTTACCGTAGTAACGTTGGGGTGGGGCAGATTTTTTAGGTCTGCCCCCTTTATTTGGCGGCACTTGTTCGTGCCTTATGATTTTCCTTACTGTGCCCATGATGGCTGTGCATCACTGGTAGGTGTAGGTTGAGCAGTAGGTTCTGGTGCTGCTTGAGAGGGTACTGTGGGTGCTGCTGGTGTACCATCGACAGGGAAGTAGTTCTTCACTTCGTTCTGAGGCGAGTAACCTTCTTGCTGCTTAATGTTCACATCAATCACTACAGCGTGACCAGTAAGCTCAGAAGTATCCTGAATGCCCTGTAAGTTAATTGCCTTGAGCAACGTATTGAGTTGCTTACGACCAATCTCTTGAGCAGTTGAGTTTGGATTGGTAAAAGTGATGTTGATGAAAGATACCCAACGACCTTTATAAGCCCCATCCATGACTTCAAACTTCAACTGGACATAAGAACCAGTTCCCGCTTTAGTTTGCTTTAATTCAGCCTCAACAATCGAAGCAAGATATTTCCCTGTTGGCAGCGGGGAGAAGTCGCTGACCACATCATCAGTGGCTTGATAATCTAAGTTACCCATAATTATAATTTCCTATTGGTTTTTTGTTAAATGTGAGATAAAAGATTTCCATCCTTTACCCTGTTCTAATTTGACATCCTCTTTAAGAGAATATCTATTTTTAGCCAAGTACGCTGCTGTTGGATTCAGACATAAAAATCTATCCTGTGCAACATTCTTTAACTTCTTTACGTCAGCTTTTGCAACTTCAGACTCACCAATGCGGTAAGCGATTTTGCAGAACCCGATTATATCTGCCCATTCCGACAGTAGCTCAAGAGAACCATTGCCTGATTTGGGTGAATGCAGTTTGAGCCGATAGCAGTCAAACCCTTCTTCAAATTCCGGATCATTAATATGCTGTATGCGAGAGTGGCACGTTAATCCAACGTACATACCTTTCTCTTTATTCAGTATATCAAGCCCCGAAAGGATCTGCCGCCATAGCCCCAGCGCTTCAGTGTAGCCTTTACCGAATCCGCCAGAGGCTTTGTCGATGATGGTTACATTTTGGTCGGAGCATATCTTTGCATGGATAAGACGTTCCAACCAATCGGCTGAGTCTATCCACACTGCTTTAAACTCATGCTTCTGAGTAACCAGTACGTTAAGCTGCTCAATTACATCAGTGAATACGTTAGCGAGTGGAAATGCCTGAGAGTCAATACCATTCAAACCATCTTCAGTCTGGATAAATATCGAGTCAGGACACTCTGAGAGGAAAGTGCTTTTACCTGCACCTTCGCCACCATGAATTAATATTCTTGGCGGTGTTTTGTGTTTAGTCCTTTGGATGGACTTTAAATCAAATGCCATTGGTTTTCTCCTATGCTTGTCCAGTTATTTGTTCAACGTGTGCTTCAAGATATTTGATGCGATGTGATAGATGCAGTACAACTTCCGTTAGATTGTCTACTGTCTCTGTTTTGCGAACGAGAGCATCACTTATCATTTTATAAAATAACTCACGTTCACCTTCATCACGATTGCTTTCGTCATAATTTCTTGACGGATTCAAGTCGCACCATTCATCAACTTCTGATACTTTTATGCTTCTAAGTATCAGATTGTCGTAGTCCATCACGACTGCAATCGCTTGAAAGTAACAGATGACTTACGAGGCTTAACAGTGATTGCTTCGCCCAATGCTGCCTTGAATCGTTCTCCGGCAGTCTTTTCAACTACTCGCAGATTCTTTAGGTCAAGCGATTGCTTCATGCAGATAAGTTGAAGGTCTGGCGGCAATTCTTTACCAAGCATATGAAGTTTCTCAAAGTCACAGGTACGAGTAACCGCATTGGTTACAGTGACGCTGACGTTTTCATCTTTAAGGGTTTTGCCGCCTTCTAGCTTGTCGTTATCAACAAGGGCGAGGATGAGGTTTTCTGTTTCGAGTTTTTGTGAGTTTAGCGCTGATATCTCTAACTTGATTGCTTCAAGTTCTGAGATACGCTGTAATAGTTCAATATTCATAGCGTTTCCTTTTGATTAAATTGTAGTCCCCGAAGGGAGATTTGATAGTACGCCTAATTTTATGTCTTGTAAAGAAAATATTTAGTTTATATTGTAATTTTATCAAAATGCGTTTAGTATCCATCACTCGAACTACATTTTTTATTTAATAAGGAAAGAAAAATGACGCAAACTGATAATCAAGGCTGTATTAATAACGCAATTACCCACTTTGGGGGCAAAGCAGAGCTTGCTAAGGCAATGAACACCTCCTCACAAAACGTATATAATTGGTCACAAAAAGGCACAATCCCCGCAAGCAACGCCTTGCAGATCGAACGAGTATCTGGTGGCAAAATCAAAGCGAGGGACGTATTACTGGAGAATGAGCGACAAGAACGTAAATAATCATAAGCTATAACCAACAATAATAAGGAGTAGCTTATGAATTGGCTTGCAGAAGCAAAAGTCAGTCTCGATGATGACAAACCAATAACAGAGCAGAAAGAAGAAGTAAAAAAACCAACAACAGAACTACCCGAATACTTTCATGTGTTTGATGAGCCAAGCACACATGTTAAGACCACTGGTGATTTAATTAATGAATTTACCAGTATATTAATCGATGCCGGATTTCAACTGCCCGATGGGTTAGTCGAAACAGACACCGAGCCTATGCGCTGTGATGTAGATGGGTGCAAACCTAGTACAAAACCAGGATGGTATTACTTCAAGAGAAGCGGTGATGCTGCCTTCGGTTCATATGGTGATTGGCGACTAGGCGGTCACACTAATTGGGCGGGTTTCTTAAGCGGCAAGCCATCACAAAGCGAGATAGCAGAAATTAATGCTCGTATGAAGGAACACGCAGAGGCGGTGAAGAAAGAGCGAGAGATTCTTGCTGCCGCTGCCACAAAATATGTTCAATCTAAAATCAGTGCGTTGCCAAGGTTAACCAAGCATAAGTACTTTGCTGATAAAAAGATATCAGCCATTATTGCACAGGTCGAGGTATTTAAGATGGGGGTGGCAGGTGTACTTGATGAGAATGCTGCTGACATGGTTCTGCCTATCTATAATGTTAAAGGCGAGACTGTTAACTGGCAACGCATTAATTCTAGTGGCACTAAATTATTCAAGAAACACGCAGTAAAGAAAGGTAACTTCCATATCATCGGTGATGTCGAGTCGAGTCCATCGATAGTATACTGCGAGGGATTTGCCACAGGCGCATCAATATCTCTGGCGCTGAACTGTGCGGTAGTGGTTTGTTTTGACTCAGGCAACTTGCTGCCAGTGATGTACAGCACCAGAAAATTGGTTGATGGCAAGACCGTGTTTATTGGTGCTGATAATGACGCATCAGAAACTGGCGTTAAGGCAGCGGAAAAATGTAGGGACAAATTCCCCGATACCTTTATAGCAATGCCTGAACTGGTTGGTATGGACTTCAATGATATCTGGTGTGCTGAAGATGAAGGCGAAGGTAAGAGAGCAAAAGCAGTGCTAGATAGATTCGTTAAAGCGGGCTTCCAAGTGCCAGAACGTGCCGAGTTACGCATATGGGATGGCAAGGACTTGTTATCCACCACGCCTGAGTTGTTAAAAACCATACCTTGCACGAACGTACAGTCAGTGGCTGAGTGGATGGAAAGCACAGCGCCAAAGTCATCGAGACAGGTGGCATTACTAGGGGCAATCACTCTTGCTTGTGGCGCAGCATCAAGAGTGTTTATGGAGAATGAGCGAGGAAACTTCTCGCCTATCATGGGTTGCCTCATTGCAGGCACTGGTACTGGTAAAGATTTTATTAAAAAATGCATTCATAAAGTGCTTCTTGAGTCTAATCAGAAAAGCTTGAAAGATGTGTTTGGGGGCAGCAGCTTTACATCAGAGGCTGCGCTACGAGCGCACCTGATACAAAGCCCCGTTAGGATCTCTGTCATCGATGAGTTTGGCGATAAATTAGCCAGAGGCTTAAAAGGCAATGGTCGGGACTCTGAGGCGTTTGAAGCAATGAAGGAAGTGTATTCAGATAGCAGGGGTGTGTGGGGAGGGCGTAGTTACGCGATGCCTGATGGTCAGAACACCAAGAAGGATTTACGGGCTGAGCCTATCCATAACCCTTGCTTAACCATGCTTGGTATGTCCACGCCACAACAGTTCGTGGATGCATTGACATCGAGCCATGTTGAGGGCGGCTTCCTTAATAGGCTTATCGTGATGGATGCCAGAAACGACAGAATAACCAAGCGCAGAAAGATCGAGTTGGGAATACCGGACTGGATTATCAAGCACTGTGAGGCGGTAGTTGATAGGGGCGATGAGCTTAAATACGGGAACATGGGTAATCTTGAGGATATGAGTCGGTCATATTCCAATAAAGCCGACCCAAAAATAATTAACATCTCCACCGAAGTAAGTAATCTATTCTTTGATTTCGATGACTATCTTGATGACGAATACCAACACAACGAGTTCATGAGGAACGTATCATGTCGTTGGTTGGAAAACGCCCGAAGACTTTGCGTGGGTTTAGCGGCATTTGAAGATCCGTATAAGCCAGTTATTACAACCGAACTGGCGCAGTGGTGCATATCGTTCGTGCAATATCACGGCAAGAAATTGGCGGCATTGATAGACAGGTATTCAACGCAAGACCCGAAACACAAGCAACGCAATGACTGCCTTGAGGCGATTAGAGAAACGCTGCACAACGGTATGAGCCGTACTGATATGAATAAAATTTTTCCGTTTAAAGGTATGGCGATAAAAAATCGTAATGAGGTGTTAAACGACTTGCAAGACCAAGGCGCGATAGGCGTTAATATGACAGGGCTTGAAAAGAAAGGCGAGGTGCGGTACTATGCGCTTAAGGTATGACAATATGTTTAATTCCTTTTTCATATTGTTGTATCTTATTTTAATATTGGTTTTCATTATATATATTTGCCCCGTTTCCTTTACGGGGCTTTTTTTCAAAACCAAAATTCAAAATTTCGATTTCAAATACCCCGTTTTCTTTTTTCGAGTTGCCCCCTTGCACGGGAGCGACCTTTATTAACTGGAGCAAAAAATGATAAAAACCATAGTGATAAATGTTGGAGAAACCGAACCAAAACTTATCGAGCTAACCTACTCACAGGCGCAGATCCTTTACAACGATTTGTCAGTAATGTTTCGGGAAGAGGTTGAGGAGAGCGCTTTTGATGATCCCAATAGTTGGCAGAGCATTCTGGCTAACTTACCTGACGAACTTCAGGAAATGCTTAAGTGTGGCGATCCAGACTGCCCTAGCTGCTATCCAGAATCCCATGCTAATCGATACGCATTGACCGATGAAGAAATTGCTGCGGCAGTGGATGAGTACGTCAGAGACAATGCCTTGATTGATGATTCAGAACACCAAAAGGAACGGAAAAAGCGCAATAATAAACATTGATCTAAATCAATATTTAATTTCCAAACCAAACCAAGCGAGACAAGTTCTCGCTTTTTTTCGGCTCGACTTTGACTCAAAAAATTTTGCTAGGCAAAACACCCTTTTATAAAAATGAGCTAAAAAGGTGGTTTCTCGATGAAATCCTGGAATTAATTGGATTTAATAAATAAAGCGAAAGATATAAATAAATTGAATTATTTATATAAACAGAAATATTGATTTAATCAGATTTTCTGCTCAGAAATCATAATATCATTAGTAAATAAAAAGCCTGATAAAATAATGATTCTGTTTAAGTAATAACAACTATGTTTAATTAATTTACATTTATGTGTTGCTTTATTGCTTGTATAGGCGTATAAAGGAAATTGAAACATTAATAACTTAAAAGTTATGCAAGCAGAAATGCCTACTCAGTAAAATAACTAAATTAATAACGGGGCAGCAATGCCCCAAACCAAAACTAAAAAAGGAAAGGAAATTATTATGCAAACTGCAATGAACTTAGAGTCTCTACTTACTACAGTAATTGACCAAAATAAAACCAAACAAGATTTTGTAGCCGATACACAAAAAGCTGAATTTATTGAAACTGAATCTGGTTTGAAAATCCAAATCGCTAATCCTGATCAAACTATGCAATTCGGGATCACTGATAATGCCCATAAACAAATTGCTGCCCGTCTTCAAATTCCAACCAAGCACTATTTCCGTATACTGGCTGATTATCCGGAGCATTTATACGGTCTGGTCAACGACATGTTCAAAAAAGAGCCAAACACCCGTATGCTGCGTACACTGAATGGCGAATTAAGAGCATTTCTATCTAATAGCTATAAGCGCCTTGATCATGCCCCAGTATTGGAGCATACCCTGCCCAGTATCATCAATGGTGATATTGAAACCAAATTGCTGTCATCAAATATTACTGATTCAAAAATGTATCTGAAGGTACTTTTCCCAGATGACAGTCTGGCACAGCAAATTGGAATCACTGCCAAAGGTACACCCGATATAATTCGTCCAGGATTTATGTTATCCAATAGTGAGACTGGTCACGGGTCACTTGCGTTACAGGCATTTTTCTGGCGCTCTTTTTGCGATAACGGTTGTCATTTCGGTGGCATTGATGCTTTCAACTTCAAGCGTTCTCATTTAGGTGGCAAATTAATCGAGGGTGTAGACTTCTCAATTATTTCTGATGAAACCAGAGTATTAGAAGATCGGGCTTTAATCGGTCAAACCACTGATATGCTGAAGGCAATTGCTTCTCAGGATTTCAGCCGACAGATGGGTGACAAATTGCGCCTCGCCAATGAGTCTGAAAAAGTTGTTAACCCAGTGCCCGCTGTTGAGTTATTAGCCAAAGAAGTGGGCATCAGACAGTCAGAAACAGATGGTGTTTTGGAATCCCTAATTAAAGATCAGAATTATTCCAAATGGGGTATGCTCAATGCTGTTACAGAACAGGCAAATGATGACTCCATAGGCTACGATAGAGCGACTGAGCTTGAAAGCATCGGTAGCAAGATACTTACTATGTCTGACCGTCAATGGTCGCGTATAGCGCAAGCTGAAGCCGCATAGAGAGCATTGTTGAGATAGGCATTAAGGTGTCTATCCAACAGTGCTTTTTTGCTGTGAAACAACCCGTTAACATTTTTTAAAAAGGAAATTATATTATGAGTACATTAACCAAGCACCAGATTAACCTGATAAAACAGGATAACCAACGGGAAAAAGAAATAGACAATGCAATGGACGTTATTTTTCATCACCTGAACAGAAGTTCAGATCAGGAAATAGCCGATTTGTTTTTACAGAAAATCACCAATAAACATAGAACATTACAGCAGGGTTTTTGGCGGGCTATGTTTAGCGTGATGGAATCTTACGGTGATATTGAATATTACGATGCCAGAAATGAGCATTCCGTCAGAGCTTGTAAGTCGTTATCCAGAAAGCTGGATGTTGTCGGACTGCCATATATTTGAGGTGGTATAATGACTATTATTATATTGTTAACACTAACATGGCTAATCGGTCAGCTTATCGACCGATTAGCTTTTTATTATTTTGGCTAAAGGGGCGTTATAATGGAAAAATTAAATTACACTTTTAAATACCTGTCTGGATGGGTAGAGGTGACGGCAGATAGCAAAAATATGCTTGTCGAGTACAGCATTTCAAGGCCGGTAGCACCGCACACACTAAAAACTATCACTATTGAGGATAGTTATGGCGAGGTCATTAATTGGGCAAAAATATATGGCAGGGGTTTGACGGGCTGCGCCTTAAAATCCGCTGAAAACAAGGTGCTGATGAATTATGCAATTGACTCAATTTCAAACTACCTATTTATTATGGCTGATGAAATAAATGATGAGCTAAAAGGTGGCAGATAATGAAATATTCTTACCAAGAAATGATAAACGATTTATTCAACGCCAATGTATACACTGCTGATATTGACTCTGAAATATTAGATGGTTTTGAAAATCATACCAGTAAAAATGATGTATGCCCATCTTATGTGATTAATCGCAGCGGTGACCATGAGTATGTTTTGTTTATTGATGCGATAGCACCATGTAACAGAGAAGATGCAGCAGAAAATAGATTTTATCTGGTTAAACGGGATCTTGACGGTGATAGTCCAGATACTGTTTTAAGTTGCGAAAATTTGATTGAAATAATGCCCGTTTTGATTTGGGCTAAAGAAATGAATGGAGGTGATTTATGAGCTATAGACTAACCAAATTATCAGTCCATCTAGCTGATAACGACATCCCCAAAAAGGCGCTTGCTGCTTTTCTGGGGTGTTCACAATCTCAGGTATCCTATTGGATTAGACAGCAGATGTATGTAATGGTTGATCAATCTGGTAACTGTACAATGGTAAAAAAAGGCTATGAGTTTAATACCTATAATTTGAAAACCAAAAGCTAAATTTTCAATTTGAAATACCCCGATTACTTTTTTCAATATTAGCACTCGCCAGAAAGAGCAGCAGAAATGCTGCTTTTTTTATGCCTGAACATTTCCAGAATAGTCCAAATAATATTGGTGGCAATTTCCTGATAATTTCCTGATTATTGTCAGCAGATTATTTCTGGTCACTCAGGGAATTGCTGCAAAACCACTGTTTAATACTGTTTGAAAGGGTATCTGATTGCTTATACGCGACTCTATGACAATTCTTTGAAGTTAACTAGGGCAATGTATCCAGATTAAACAGAGAATTGCTGCTAACGGGCTTATATGGCTTTTGACGGGTTGCTCCAGATTGTTGGTGGATTGCCGCCCACAAGGCACTGCATGAAAACAGCATAGTAATTTTAAAAAGAGCTTTCTATTTTTGTGTGGTGGTTTTTTATTATGTTGTCACTACTCATAAACAACCAGGGAGTCTTTGGTTTCAGTTTAATCCAATAGCAAAGCAGATCAAAAATCTGTCAGGCAGTTTCGATCTCAAAAATTTTTCTGGGCAAAACACCCTTTTATAAAAATGAGCTAAAAAGGTGGTTTTTTGGCTTTTTCAGAATTTTTGCTGTTCAAAAAATGAGCAATCGGGCTGAAAGCCTTATATAGCGCGGTTTTCAGGTGATTTGGCAGGATTTTTGGGATAAAATCCTTTAATAGTCAAAATAAGGTCGATAATTGGAAAAATGATATTTTTCATAAATTGGATTATAGCCAACAATAGCTTGATTTTTATCAAATTAAACTATCGG